GTTCTATAATATATCAAACTGGAGATCCTAAAAATAAAAAAAATTCTTATATTATAAATTCTCAAAATATAATTTTAGGGTTAAAATCAAACAATACTATAAAATTAGAAGCAGTTCCAAAATCAGATGAACTAATAAAAATTTTATCTGAAATGTTAGATATAATGAATCAAATAGTAACAACTCCTGATGGAGCAGAAGCAGCATTAGTAGGAGATATTACACTATTAAAAACTAAATTAACTAATATTAAATCAAAAATAACGAAAACTTACTAATGGCTTTAGATATAGAACAAATAAAAAGTTTTCAAGTAGGTAATAAGACTATTACCCAAAGTACTACGACAGTAGTTCCTGGAATTAATCCAACTACAGGTTCTAGTAGCTTACAAAAAACCATTCAGAGTATTAGTCAACTAAGTAGTAAATCTAATGAAATAACAAGTTTTATAAATGATGCTAGTATTGATGGGGGTAATCAACCTTTTAACATATCAAAGTTTGCTCGTGAATTTATTTTCAAATCTCAACAACAAGAACAAGAAGAATCTACTACAGGAAAAGTAACAGACAGTAAACCTATTACAAGAAGAATCAAACAAACTACTAAAAAATTAATAGATAATATTGCTCAAAACTATGTTAGATCAGGTAGATTGTTAAGTATTTTAGAAAAAAATGTAAATAAAATATTAACTCAAAGTAATGTAAATTTTGTAAGTATAGAAAATGGTCAAATAGTAGCTCAACCAATTCAAAGTCAACAAACAAACCAAGCTATTCAAAACATACAAAAAACAATAGATACTTATGTGTTAACAGTAGACAAATATGCTCGACGTGTTTACAATACAGATGAAATTAGAACTGTTGATCAATTAAGAAAAAATTTAAGTTTAAATAAATTAATTCCTCTTTACGATAAAATATTAGCTGTAAAATTAGAAATATTACAAATACAAATTAAAAGAAGAAAAGCTCAAGATTTAATAATAGCTACTAATGCTGCTTATCAAGTACCTGTTCCTAATATTGCTTTAGCAGCAGAATATACCCAAAGAGCAACTCAATATACCGCTAATGAATTAAATAGTTTAGAAGACTTAGCTGAAGCTTATAAAGAATTTGAAAATATAAAAAAACAAATAGTATTTTATGGTGAAAAATACGAAAAAACTAAAAATCAACTTTTAAATATCCAACAAACTATAAATGACTTCCAGTCTCAAATATTTAATAAAGCTTTAACTCAAGCAAATAACCAACTAACTGGATCTTATAATCAACTAACTGGGTCTGTAGTAACAAGAATCAGTAACATAACAGGAAGCACAACAATATAACATAAAATTTTACAATTTAATATTTATACCAATATGAACAGTACAGAAAAATTACTAAAATTAATACAAGAAGTAGTTCGTAAAGAAGTTAGAGCAGCTCTTAAAGAAGAATTAGGTACATCCTCTATTAAAGAAAATTACAATCCAACAATAGAAAACATTAAAAGAACTCCTAAACCAAAACCAACAGGAAATTCAATTCAAGATCTTCTAAATGAAACAGCTTATGAAGGTGAATGGAGAACGTTAGGAGGAGGTACTTTTGATACTCATCAAGCACAAAATTTTGGTTTTCAACAACAATTAATGAACGAATATGGAGGCGGAGCAACTCCTGTAACTAAAGGAATTGAAGGTTTTATTCAACAAAACAACAACGGAGCACAAGACATCAGACAAGTACAAGTAAATAGTGTACCTGATTTTAGTGCTATGATGACTACAATGAAAAACAAAGGATTGTTATAATGATTCCAAATAGACCTATATATTCCTATAATGAACTTACATCATCGTATTCTCGTCAACGAGAAATAGGAATAAGTTTGGAATTCATAACACCTGGAGTTTTTACAAGTACATATACTACAAAACAACAAACCAAAAATCAATTAATAAATTTTATTCTTACAAATCCTGGAGAAAGATTTTTTGATCCTGCTTTTGGAGCTGGAGTAAGAAATTTACTTTTTGAACAAAATACTGATTTTACTAGTTTAGAAGAAAGTTTAAAAGATTTAATTGAAAGATATGTTCAAAATATAATAATAAAAGAATTAACTATCACTCCTAGTAATAGTAATACTGTAAGTATTAATATATTTTATTCTATTAACAATATGTCTGATGAACTTAGTATACAAGTAAATAATGAATTATCTGGAGAACTTATATAATGGCAATACAATATTTAAATAAAGATTTTAATCAACTAAAGCAGGCTTTAGTAAACTATATAAAGAACAACTACCAAAATTACACAGATTTCGGTCCGAGTTCGCCAGGAAATATGTTTACAGATTTGTCAGCATATGTAGGTGACATTTTAAGTTTTTACACCGATACTCAAGTACAAGAAACTTTATTATTAGAAGCAAAAGAATTTAAAAACATACTTCCTATTGCATATAGTTTAGGATATTCACCCAAAGTAACAAAACCCTCTACGGCGGTTCTTGACGTATATCAACTAATACCTTCTGATGCATCATCGGGGTACGTGCCTGATTGGAGGTATACGGTACAAATACCCGAAAACTCGCAAATAGCGAGCACTTCTCAACCCGACATTACATTCTTAACTCAAAATTTAGTAGATTTTAGTTATAGTAGCAGTTTTGATCCTACAGAAGTTAGTGTTTATAGTTATTATTCAAGCACTAGTAATCCAATGTTTTATATTTTAAAAAAACAAGTTGAAGCTATTAGTGGACAGGTTAAAACTCAAAATTTTTCTTTTAGTAACGCTCAACAATTTAATCAAATTACATTAAGTGACACTGATATAATTCAAATTATTGAAGCTGTAGATAGTGATGGAAATACATGGTATGAAGTACCTTATTTAGCTCAAGATACAATTATAGATAAAACATATAATATTAGTGTTTTTGAACCGAACTATTCTCAATATAATGATCAAGCTCCATTTATGTTGAGATTAAAAAAGGTAAATAAAAGATTTACAGCTCAATTTTTAGATGAAACAAATTTACAAGTAAGTTTTGGAGCTGGTACAACAGGAAAAGACAGTGAATTGATTATTCCTAATCCTGATAATGTTGGTTTAGGTATACAAGATGGAATTAGTGCTTTTAATACAGCTTTTGATCCGTCTAACTTTTTCTTTACAAACGAATATGGTCAATCTCCTGTAAATACAACTATTACTTTTACGTATCTTGTTGGTGGTGGAGCTCAAAGTAATGTTCCTGCTAACGACATTAGTCAAAATAGAGTAGTTAATCCCCAAATAGATACTTATGGATTAAGTGATAGTGTTGTTCAAACAGTATTACAATCTGTTAAATTTAACAACAATGTTGGAGCTACTGGAGGAGGACCTGGAGATTCTGTTGAAGAAATAAGATTAAATGCTTTAGCTAATTTTCCTACTCAATTAAGAAACGTTACTAAAAGTGATTACTTAGTAAGAATTCTTAGTATGCCTAGTGAATTTGGATATTTAAGTAAAGCTTATGTAGTTCAAGATTTAAATTTAAATGCTGATAGAGATAACACTCAAAGTTTAGTTAATATGAACCCGTTAGCTTTAAGTGCTTATGTTTTGAGCACAAATACAGAGGGTAAATTAACTACAGCTAATTTAGCAGTAAAACAAAATTTAAAAACATATTTGAATCAATATAAAATGTTAACAGATGCTGTTACAATTAAAGATGCTTTTTATGTTAATATAGGAATTAATTTTGAAATACAAGTATTACAAGGTTTTAACGCACAACAAGTTTTAATTGGGTGTATTGAAGCTTTAAAAGTATTTTTTGACACAAATAAATGGTCTATAAATCAACCTATTATATTAAGCCAAGTAGAAAATTGTATTAGTTGTGCTAATGTAAATGGTGTAGCTGCTGTAAAGAAATTAGAATTTACTAATAAAGCTGGTGGGATTTATAGTCCTTATACATATGACTTACAAGGAGCTACTTTAGGAGGTATTATTTATCCTAGTTTAGATCCTATGATTTTTGAAATTAGATACCCTGACAGTG